GTCAATATTATAAATAAACTTATCTAAAACAAACTCTTCGTTACCGTACGCGTCTAAAACTTTTTCTCCTACTTTGATTCCTTCAAGAGTGTTATAAAGTCCGTCTGCCATCTTTACTCTAGTTTCAGGTAAGAAGCAACCGCGCGCAGGCCCAAATAATGTCTTTGTTTCTGCTTTTTTAAAGATCTCATACATTGTAATGAAGTAAGCTTCGTGCCCAAGATACTTAATGTCAGACAATTCATACTTAGCTCTATCTACATACTCTTTATTAGTATGCAACCCTTCATTAACCAAAGCATTCTTAACTAAGTCTGACAGGTGTTTGAAAGGTGTTTTGTCAGGTACTGATATTGTTGGAAGTTTAGCGCTTACGTCTATCCAAGTATCTTCAAAATCATTCCAAACAATGTCGTGTGTTCGCTCTATCGACTCTTTAACTAGCAGCTCGTTTCCTTTGTAGAAATCGTGTTCTTTATAACCTTCTAAGAATTCATCCCACATTTGTTGAGCATTTTTAGGATATAACTCACACTTAAGATCTTCAAAAGCGGGTAGTGTCATACCATCCTTTTTACCTAACCACCCAAGCTTCTTATATAATTCTCTCGCTTGCCATTTATCATTACTTGGATAATGAGAATCTGCTGTAGAGATAAGAGGAATGCCAGTTAGTTTGTGGTGTTCTATGAGGTAGTCATTGACAACATGTTGTTTGTTTAACTTATTGAACTGTAGTTCAAGCTTGAAGTTTTCAATGCCAACTGCGTCTGTAAATCTGTCTGTGAGATTTAAAAGATCTTTTTGGATTTCATCACGTGACTTATCATGTGCAACGCCGCGGAGTATTCTATTGCTCAGAATCCCGCCTAAACATGCAGAATTTACGTGTAAGCCTTCACCGTGTTCTTTAAGCATTTTAAAGTCAATGCGTGGGTATCTATAGAAACCGTCTTTATATGACTTTTTTACAAGTGTAAATAGGTTATTAAGACCTTTTCTATTTCTTGCTGTGACGACTAAGTGGTATCGGCGTTTCCACTCATCTTTGAGAATGTCGATTTTTTTAGATTCATCTTCGTCCTCTATAACTAGTCCGCCACTTTCATCATCAGCGTCAATGTCAATCTTTTCCTTTCCTTTCTTTTCAGCAGCAGCAGCTGTCTTTGCGTCTTTAATAGCTTGACGATGTGCGGAATAATCTTCAGTCCATTGATCTAGTGAAGGAACAAAATAAAATTCTACACCATAAATCTGTCTAAACTTTCGACCTGCTTTTTGCATCTTAACTGCATATGAATGTGCATGCGCAAGACCATTACCGTTGCCGTGATCTGTTAAAGCCCAGGCATCCATACCTTGTGATTCAGAAAGTACGAAGTCTATATGATCTGATGGGTAACCTAACCCATCAAAAGTGCTAAAAGTTGAGTGTGAATGAAGAGAAACAAACCTGTCTGGTGGTGTTATTAAATCAATAGACAAATTATATACCTTTCTTGTTTTTATTTATTATATTAACATAATATTTATATTTACACGATAAAGATACAATAATATTTTAATTAACTTTTGCTTTCTGAACCCATAAGCCATCTTGATTTTCTAGATCAATTGTTTCTTTAGAAGTGCCATTAAGATAAACAATTAAGCCTTTTATAAAGTAATGATCTTGAATAAGCTCTACAATTAAGCAATTTTGTTTTATACAAGTTCCATAATAGAAAATATCAATTATATCACCTTCATTTAGCTGTGATACAAATCTAATCTCGTTTTTATCATCTCGCAACATTTAATTCTACCTTGCCCCATCTTAAAGTAATCTGTGCATTATTTTCTAACATTTCTGTACAAGCATAAATAGGTTCAACATCATAAAATCTAAATACGTTGGCTTGCTCATCATAGATATAATCAACATTTTCTTCTAATAGATCTAGATTATTAAATACGTTAACAGGTTGGGTCGCCAAAACAGTTTCAGTTTTGCACATTATCTCTTCAATGATTGCCTGAAATGCTGCATCTGTCTGTTGTGAGTTAACCACATATGTATAGTCAATTGAACTTTGCGTCAATGTATTTCCGCTTAATCTTTGAAGTGCAGGAATATTTGCATTATCTACACCTAATGTATAGTTTGTGATACAAGGATTTTGTCTTGTTGTATGCAAGCAATTGTTGTCATTTATATTAAATATATTATTTTCCACAAAGTTTCTAGATGGACCAATGCCTTCGTTTGGTGAACCGTCGCTAATCAACATAATGTAGTAAGATTCAAAGTTTGTACTTCTTATTTGTGTCAATGCTCTGTTTAAAGGTGTAACAAAGTTTGTACCACCGCCTGGGTTATTACTATTAATAATAGACAACACATTTTGATTGTGTTGTTGACCTTTTCCTATATTTGATGAAACTAAAACGGAACTGTTATAAAGAATAACAGAATAACTTAAGTTATAGTTTTCATTAATGAAATGTCTAACAGCATTTTTTAGTTGTACTATTCTATTGCCTCTCATAGAACCGCTAAAGTCTAACAACATTATTACAGCTGCATCAACAAAATTGATATTATGAACTTCTTCATTAACACTTATAACATTTTCTTTTGTTACATAACCTCTATTAGGATTGTACTTTGATTTAATACTAAACTTTCGCTTACAGAGACCGTTGTTATCACATTCTAAACCTAGATCTTCGCAAATAAAGTTTGGTTCCCTAGAATCTAATGAAATAGCACAATTATTTAAGAAGCCTGTGCTACATATGTTTTCAATATTATTTGATTTATTAATTGTTTTACCCAACACAAGACTACAAGAATCGTGTAGCTGTTCTTCATATGATTTGTTTAATACTATCCTACCATATTGTATCGTTATAAATGCTAGTGATGCCAACACAACAGACAATAACACAGTGGTTAATGCTGCAAAGCCTTTGTTTTTCATAGTTTTACTTTTCTGCTGAAGTTTTAAATTGAGTATACCAATAAACTGGTATTGCAAAATTTATTAGTTATTGATCCTGAACCATCCCAATCAGTCATTTGGTGGTAAGTCATTTCTCGGTTACTTACATGACCTGCAACTTGAAGTCTTAGTTGTCTTGAGCCTGACCAAGAAGGTATTATAAATCTATAGTATATGTAATCTCTAACATTTTGACTAGAAGCATCAGCACCAATATTTTTGCCAAATTTATTATCAACTATGGACCAACTACTTCCTGTATTTTCCTCTAAAACAAAGTGTTGAAATGATGCCTTATTAAGACCCTGTACGTAAAATCCTATTTCATAAATTACTTTATTGGATCCCGCAACAGGTGTATAAGTGATTTCTGATCCATTTATTGTTACATAAGTATTAGCTGAAGCTGATGTTGTTTGTCCAGAAGAATTTGTTGTTATTACTGCTTGTGGATTTTTATCTACTAAATCAAGATTAATGTATGTCATGATTATTTATACCTCAAATACAATCAAAGATGGATCAAATATTTTTGGATCAAATTGACCGTCATACCAATTGCTTTCGTGTAGAGAAGGTTTTAAAGAATTAGAATAAGCTCTGCAGACTAATCTTACATGATTTGTCCCTAAAAGATTATCAATAACAAAAAAAGCTGTGTTTAATCGATAAAGATGATCTGTTGCAGTATTGCTATCTGATGCGACATTATAATTTGCTCCTGGAATATCGTAGCTATGGCTTACAAAATTATCAGTACTTTTTTGTAATTTAATATGTACAAACCATTTACTAGCTGAAGAATTTAGGCCTATCTGAAAGCAGAAACGATAAATAAACTTTGTAGAAGCATTAAGACTTATTAATTCTGTTTTTGATCCTGTAATTTCTGTATATGAATCGGGTATTAATTGAGCAGCTGGGTTGCTTTCTTTACTATATATAACTTTTTTTTGTCTAATATAACTCATGGCATCACCGAATAAATTGAAACATGTGGGCAGCTAGCTGGACCTTCGCTATTTGAAGCTAAATATTGATAACCAATAGTAAACTCGGACGAAGAATGATAACATCTTCCTGCTAGTCTAATTTTTCTAGATCCCGTCCAAGCATCTAGTGTAAAAGTATAATTTAAATTCATATAATCATAATCTACCTGAGAAGAATTAGTGCCTTCAGTAAGTTCTGTTCCACTTATTGTATTCCAACTAGCGCCATTATCATTAGAATACTGAACTCTTGTATGTGGATAAGATCCCGCTCCATCTGGATGCCAAGACATATCAAGATTAACTTCATAAATTACTTTACTTGCACCTGATGAAGGCGTGTAATCAATTTCTGTTCCACTGTAACCAACTATAGTGGTTGAAACTGCTTGTTTAGCAAAGTTTGCTGTGTCCACATTAAATTGATAATTATTAAAGCTTGGTGATTTTATTATATAAGACATACTATCTCTAAATTAAACTTATAAAGTAAATATGCTTCAACAAAGCTTTAAATTGAGTACACTATAAGATTAGTATTGCAAAATCTATCTGATACTGACCCAGCGCCATCCCAGTCAGTGACTTGATGAAATTCAGTTTGTCGAGAACTTTGATGTGATGCTGATGATATTTTTAATTGTCTTGCACCAGACCAAGTTGGAACTACATATTTTAAATACATCATATTTCTATAATAATCACCGCTCGCAGATGGGCCAAAGTTTTTGCCTAGATTTGCATCAAACTCTGACCAAGAAGAACCACTATCAGTTGAATATTCAAATTTTATATGCTGGAATGATTGGTAGTTTATAACCTGAGCATAAAATCCAATTTCATATATAACATATGTTGCAGCGCTATGAGGAGTAAACGTTATTACAGATCCTGTTATTGTTGTAAAAGTATTTGCTGATGCTGATGTTGTTTGTTTAGAGCTATTTGTAGTTACTTGATATTCTTGATTTAAAATATCAGAATTAATAAAGTACGTCATTACAATTCCTTAACTGTCAATGTAGGATAATAATATTTAGTATTACCAGCTGAACCGTCAAAATGTGGTGTGGAATGAAGATTCGCCCTATTACCGGTAGAATATGCTCTAGCGACCAATCTTAAAGAATCATTGTTTGTATTTTGAACAATGAATAATAGATTGTTTACTTTATAAATATGATCAGTGCTACCTGCAGTATCTGTTGAAAAATTATAATTACAACCCGTAACGTCAACTATATTAGAAGAAAAATTATCATTACTTTTTTGTAATTTTACGTGAAGAAATATTTTTTCAACGCCAACCGGTACTGTAGAAAAACTGAAAAAATAATACAAATCTGAAGATGTATTTAGTTTTTCTACATCAGTTTTAGAACCTTCAATTTCTGCATATGTTGCAGATATTAGCTGGTCAGGTGAAGATGATTCATTTACTGATTTAAAAAACTTATTTTTTATAAAAGTCATAATTTATACCTCATATATAAAAACTTGTGGTAGCGACTTGATTGTAGAAGCTCCTGCTGTATAACATTTACCTATTGTGTAGTCCATACTGCTGGCGTAAGATCTTGCTGCTAATCTTAGCTTTTTTGATCCTGCCCATGGTTCTAATCTATGCTTGAAGTGAACACAAAAGCAATCATAATCAGATTCACCATACGTTCCTTCTAAAACTTCCGACCCTGTTATTGTTGACCAAGTTGAACCATCATCTGTACTTTCTTGAAGTCTTACACAATGATAAGAACCCATACCATCTGGATTCCAGTATATAGTATAATTACACTCATACACAACGCCTAAACTACTTAAGCTAGATGTATAAGTTACCTCTGTACCTGTTATAGCAGCTAATGTTGAACCCATTGTCTGAGTAGAGTAACCAGTACTATTAGTTACTACTTGCATATTACTTTGGCTTGCACCTCTTATGTAAGACATTTAAATTTACCTTGCTTTATAAAGTAAATATTCTTTATAAAGCTTTCTTTAGGTAAATAAGATGTCTTGTACCGTGATAGTTTTTATTTTCAATATTATCAATAGACCAATAATGATTACTCTGTTTTATTTGTGTATAAAACTCATGCATTAATAAAACGTCAATATTAACTCCTTTTTGCTTTAATATATCAGCCGCTAAAAGATTTGAATTGAATTTTCTATCACGACGTATTGCCTTTAACTCAACATATCTATCTTCGTCTGGGTGATAAAAGTCTGGTGTATATTGTTTATCTCTTCCGTCATACTCAACTGTAAATGTTTTGTGCTCATATACATAAGGCTTCTTGGTTGCCTCACACCATCTAGCATAATCAGCTTCTAATGAAGACTTGAAGAAGTAGTTGTTAGGCAAGTCGTACCTAAAACCTAGTCTACCGTTAGAAGGTATTTCGTGCAAACCACTACTTTGTGCCTTATACTGACACTCTTTACTACAATATTTAGTAGCTTTACCTATAGGTTTTTGATAAATAGTGCCACAATAATCGCATTTTAAATCTATTCTTTCTTTTTTATTTTCCTTAATATAACATTCTCTTGAACAATATTTTTTACCTCTTTTTGATTTAAACTCTTTTTTACAGCACACACATTGAACAATACTATATTGAGCTGATTTCTTATCTTTACAAGCTTTAGAACAGAACTTTGATTTTTCTGCTCTTGACGCTGGCTTTTTATATTCAGTATTACATACTGTACATGTTAATGTAACTTGCGTACTTTTTCTAGGCATAACTTACTCCTTTAAAAGTAAGTATCTAACAACGCAAGTAGTTAGCAGGCTGAGTTTATTTCATTTAGGAAAAAACTCTTTTAAGTTAATGTTTTTATCTTTAGCTTCATCTAGATATTTAAGAGGATTAAAATCACTATTACTATCTAAATCTTTTATAGAGACCCAAGATTGCCGTATACCTTCTTTTAAAGATCTCGTTCTACTAGAACCTATAACATCTACAAACTTTTTATTACTCAATCTATGATTACCAAGATAATCAGTCTCCGGATGCCATTGTATAACTGATTTTAAATCGTGACCAGTTACTTCTTCTATTAGATTCACAATCTCTAAAGTGTTATGCGGATTCTCAGCTGTAATGTTAAAATCATCATTTCTAATATTATGTACAATTAAATCCATTACACTGCTGCAAAAGTCTTCAACATGCATATAATCCTTTATTTTTTCTGGATTTAAAAACATATCTAAACTATTGACTTTGTTGTTCAAACAAAATAAAGACTTCGAAATAAGTGAATTCATATCACCTACCCCACCGTAAGCAAACAAAGGTCTTACAACAAGCCAGCTTTTAGCATTGTTTTTAACAGTCATTTCACCTGCATATTTTTGCACTGCATAGTTTGTTCGAGGAAGAATCGTACTGTCTTCTAAAATATCAGCTTCTTGATATCGATATGTATCATATATTACTGTTGTACCTATATAAACAATAGTTGTATTAGTATTGTTTGCTGCCTCAGTTATGATATGTGTACCAAGTACATTTGTTGATATTGAATGTTCTGGATTTAAAGCAACAACGTCAGTTCCAACAACTGCTGCATTATGAACAATAATATCGATATCTAAATCTGATAGTAGCTGTGACCAGTCTTCAATAGAGTTACTATATACGCATACTTCACCAGACTCTGTAAATGTAAAGTCTTGTACAAAATCACTGTTGTCTAAAGATACAAATGTATGATTATATTCATTAATTTGATTTGCTAAATTCTTAGCAATAAAACCCTGTTCTCCTGTTATTGCAATTCTCATTTTTTTTACTCCTAGATATTTTTTTTACTCTGATTGATTGTGTTTTAATTTTTTCTATTTTACCGTTATGATAAACTGTATATTCAAAGAATTTTCTTTCGCCCCATCTTGTGTCTTGAGAAAAAAGAAATTCTCTATCGATTATTAAACTATTTTGTGTATAAGAAAAAAATCGATCATAATGATTCTCATAAAAAACATAGTCACCTATTTGCAATCCATCCCTATAAGCTCTGTATTTCATTTATTACCATGTTATATTCTGTCGTCAGTGTCTGTAATTTGTTGCCGCATAGAATCTTATAAACAAAATAATCATTTACAGCATTAGAATATATCTTTCTTTTAGATAGAACTAATCCGTTGCAAAAATCATCATTTAATATAGTACTTCTTATACTCACCAAAGAGCCTACTTTTATTTTTTTCGTCATTTTAAAAAGCTTTCTTTGAGTCTAGATAGAAATTTTATTTCCACAGTAATCTTGTCATAATCAATCCTTACAAATCTTTCAGTGCCAATAGAAGTCAATAATATCATATGCGTAGGTTTTTTAGTAAGATTATTATACTTAAATTCTAAGATAATACAATTTTCATATTCTTCTAAAATATTGTAATAAAAATTTTTACTTTTTACACACACAAGACTTCCTGTGTCTCTATCATTCAAAAAGTAGTCTTGGTTTATTTTCAGATACATTTTTTATAACTAATTCTGGAGAAACTACATTTATAAAGTCTTATACTCCATTATATTAAAAGGTACAATATCTAACTCATCATTAGAAAGCAAGTAGATCATTGCATGAAAATTACTGTCTTTTTTATAATCAATAACTAATCCTATTTTAGATTCTTCATTTGAGTACAAAAAATTATACTCAATTACTTGACCAATTTCAATAGGTAAAAATTTACTAGAGTCCAATGGTTTGTCTTTCTTTAACCCAATGAGTTGTTCGTTTATCTAAAGTTTGTTCTTTGATTACGCTGTGTCCGTTATAATCTTTTGACTTACCATAAACAACAAAACCATCAACTGCACTTCCTTTTTCATTGTCAAACGTATAGTAATCTTTAATAGATGCACCTTGTTCTGCATATGATTTATTAATTACATACAAGATTGCTTTTTGCAAAGTTTCCAGATTTTCATCTGTTAAATTTTTTACAAGCGAATTTGGGTTTATTCGAGAATACCATAAACATTCTGCCTTAATATAATTTCCAACTCCAGAGATAACACTTTGATTCATTAATGCAGAGCAAATATCTTTACTGTTTTTCTTTCTTAGTCTTAAGATAAAATCAGTGGCACTAGGAGGGTTAGATAACATATCAGGACCCAAAGATTTAAGTTTCCTTTCCAACTCTGAACGTGATTTGAGCTGAAATGTACCAAAGTTTCTAGTATCATTAAAATAAACTTTATTACCATCGTTAAAATAAACACCTATTCTAGAAAAGTCTGATTTTTTTCGTGACCAATTCCCTGTCATTCCTAAAGTATTAAAAATAATAATATCACCAAGATCAATCCAGATAAATTTACCTTTACAATTAAAACTAAATACTTTTAAATTCTTTAAAGAATCAAGATTTTCAATTGGCTTTTTAATATATCTTCCACTTAAAACCTCAATGTTATCAATAACTTTATCTTTAAAATTACTATTTAGCTTGTCAACAAATAATTTTACTTCAGGTCCTTCAGGCAAAACGTATTATCCTTTCAATATTCTATTGATTTCTGGTACATCGTTCTCTGTGTTTGCTGTCACTTTTTCTTCAACACCTTTTTTAGGCAGTGTATTATCGTGTATTCTATTAGCTAACTCATTCTTACCTGCCCAACTTAAAATTTGCATTAAAGGGTGCGCAACAATATTATGAAATGCCATATTTCTAACTATTTTTTCATATTTTAAATTCATTTTTTTCCTATTACACGTTCTATATCATCGTCTGTAAAGTTTATTGTCATATCTTCAGATATTCCAGTATAAGATCCACCGGGCCATCTAGATGACATAAACTTATAAGGTATAACGTATTTAGTAGTATTATCGATATTTATTTGCAATAGGAAACTTCTGTCAAAAATAAAAGTTCTTATTACTTTAATGTTTGATATGAACCTAAGTCTTTTATGCGTTTTAGTATCTTTGAAAGACCAAAACTTTTGCGTATCATTCGATAGCATCTGAATAAGGTTCTATTGGTAAACTATCTTCTTTAATAGCTCTATCTAGATAATCTTCTAGTTGCTCAAAAGAAGTACAAACTTTAATTCCACTTCTAGCTAACATAAGATTAAACTTAGCGCCTTCAGGAAGACCTGCACAAAAATAAACAATAGGTTTATTAAATGAATAAGCATAACCAGCTTCCCAAATAGTTCCAATATCTTTGTCTCTTGTATTTACCAAAAGAAAATCTGCTGTTTCAATATGATGCAAGTTACCTGAGAATGTTTCATCTTGAACTTCTTTAGGCGCTCCAGGAGGACATACAAAAATTCTTCGAGGTGATGCAAGATCAAAATGTTCTGCACGAGCATCAAAAATATTTTCTAAAATGGATAATTCTTCTGCTTGTGTAGGATTAAACCAACCGCTAGCTAAATAAATCTTTTTCATTGATAATTTCTTTCTATATTTAAAATTAAAGTTTCTCTTTTACTGAGTTAACAAATGACACATCTTCATTCCACATTTTTGTAAAGATTTTTTCTTCTCCTGACTTGTTGCCATTAATTTCTTCGCGACGACAAGGATAGATCGAATCATTCTCGTGAAAATCGAATAAATCGTTTTTTGGTTCGGGATGATAAAGGTTTGTACCTTTAGATGTAAACGTACCATCAGGTTGCTCTACTCTAAACGTTCGAACATAATGCATGTCAGGCTTGCTAAAGTCCAAACAAGATGCAACCTCAGGTATTCTTTCGACGACAAGTCTGGCAATACGTGTTGCCATAATATTATCTACCTCTGGTTGTATTTGAACATCTTGTCTTTGTTTGATAAAGCCAATTAAATCTTTAAGATTAAAACGTGCGACATAAAAAGTTTCAAGTGATTTAGGTAAAATAACTCTTGCATCCATTAAAGACACAACACGTGAGTCAACCATGTCTGAGTAAAGTTGTTTTGCTGCTGCAGCTACTTCAATAAACCTTTGATGAAAATCTGAATTCTCAACTGATTCTGGTACGAGAACATTATCGTTGCGAAGGTCTCTATCACCTGTACATTGCGCTGCAAATGAACCTGCACGGTGTCTAATTAAATGTGTAACAGTTTGTGTATCGATACCACTAATCTTAAATGTAAAGCCTAAACACTCCATAGGTGTTGGCAATGCTCTAAAGTTTAAAACATCTTGAAGATTAGTTGAAGCTTCTTCTGGTGAAGCATTTTCAAAATTAGTTTCATTAGGTGTATCAGCCCAGGTTGCCTTTGTCATATTCCAAGCAATTTTTTGCGCTTGTTCTTGTGTAGGTGCATCAATCACTTCGATACTTAGTGATTCAAGATTGTTAATGTAATGTGTTATTGGCTCTTGTCCAAACTTAAGATCCATCGGGAGATGAACAGCTTCTAGATTATTATTAATTGGCAAATTATTTCTCCTTGTTATTTACCATTTATTATAAATCAATAAATTTATATTTACACTTTAATTTGTTAAATCAACCAACTTTAACAATAAATCTCTATTTTGTTTAAAAATAAAGTTTTTTAAAACTAATTGGTTAATAGATTCTTTAATTTTTAAGTCATAAAGACTACTATAAGTTCTGGCAATTTCAAATTCAGCATCTAACTCAGCAACAACAAAATCATCACGGCTTATATCTAAACTTAATATGTTTCTATTTATAGCAAACTGAATTTCCTTTACTAAACTTAAAAACATACTATTTTTAAATTTTAAATAATTAGATATATCAAAATTTGTAATTGCTGAATATTCTACTATTCCTTCGTCAGCTAGTTTGTTTTTTTGAAAATATAGCTTGCATTTTTCAACATCTATACTAAAATCTTTTTTTGTATCTATCATTTGTATATCTATCTCTACAGAAAAATCATCACATAAACAAAGCGAATGTGAAAAGTCAATATTATATTTTGTATCTAATACGTGCTTAAAATTACTAGTAACTGTTAAATAAATAATGTCAGGGTCTACAACAATTGTAATGTTACCAGTACTTATCATACCTAAAGCATACAAAAAGTCTGATTCTAAAAGATGCCAAATGCTTTTTAAAAATTCATAAGATCTAAATTTTTTATTTTTGTAAACATCTAGATCTTCGTGAAAAAACATTTTTAATAACCTTTGTCAAGCCTCCTTCTAATTATTTCGTCTTTAGAATTAAAGGCACTATAAAATTCATCAACATCAACGCCTATAAGAATCATTAAAGAAAAAAAGTAATTAAATGCATCAACTATTTCTTCTAAAAATTCTTCCCTATCAATTTCAGGCATATCAGTTTCTCTATGCGACTTCCAGTTTTTAAGATGCTGTAATGCTTCAAACATTTCTTCTACACCTTTTAATGCTGTTTCTCTTAGTATAGTCTGGCTTGACTTTTCACTTATATTAATAGGCCATTGTTCTGGATAAGAATTAGGAAATTTACTTTGTATTTCTTTCATAAAAGAATTTCGCTTATGAAAGATATCGTCTAACTTGTCAATCATTCAGTCTCTTCTTCAGTTACGGTTTCAGGAATGCTTTGAATCATTTTTTCTATTGATTCATTAAATATCTTTTCATATTCTTCTTCAATGTGTAATATTTCTTCTTCATCAGAAGTAAATCTTGCCATTCGAAGATGATCAACAATATCTGTTCCAGATAAAATAGCCATTTGAATTATTTTTGCGATGTGTGCGATTGTATTATCGTGTAGTTTCATTTTTTTC